CCATAGTCAGACCACCATTAAGTGCTGTAGCTCCTGTAACTGTAAGTGTACCTGCTACTGTACCATTTGCGTCTACAGCAAGAGTATCTATGTTAGCAGTACCATCAATGTACAAGTTACGCCACTCAGAGCCAGAAGCACCTAAGTCATGCGTATCATCTGCAGAAGGTATAAGGGGAGAAGCAACATCAGCAGTTACTGTAACTGTATCTGAAGCTGCATTACCAAGTGTAGTGTTTCCATTTACAGAAAGGTTACCTGTTACTGTAGCATTCTCATCTACTTGAAGTGTGTCTACTGTAGCTGTGCCATCTAAGTATAAGTCTTTAAACTCTACAGAGCTTGAACCTAAATCTATATCGTTATCTGTTACAGGTACAACAACACCATCTTGAAACCTTATTTGCTCTACTGCTGATGAAGAAACCTCAACAAACACACCATGTCTGTTGTTACTGGTATCTACTACAACTTTATTTAAAGCATCAGTGTCAGCTATAAGAGGTACATACGCTCCCTCAGTAGAACTGCCATCATGTTTATGCCCACCCGATAAAGCAAACGCATCTCGTATAGCGTTATACTCTGCGTTTACTGGTGCAGCTTTAATAACCTCGTTAGGTTGTATTGTTGATGCTGACTGTCTTGCATAACCTGCCATGTTATAACCTGTCTCCTACCCCAAATGTAATTACTAAACCTTGTATACTGTGTGATGCTTTACTGTCATTTGTGACGTAACGTAACGAAATTGCTTTGCCTGATCCTGATATGTTTGTTCTTCTTATTGGTGAAGGACTACCATCATATATAGCACCGCTTGTGGCATCATCAGCAGCATACGCAGCTTCGTTATAATAGGCAGCAGCACCTGTATTACTTAATGTAAAGTCATTGGGGTTCAAAACATCTACATCTTCGTAATCATAAACTGCTGACATTAGTATTTCATTATCGCCTTCAGAACGTAAGTAAGTAGCTATAGTGTAAAATATCTTACGTTGTTCAGGGTCTTGCATATGTAAATAAGGGGTTTGAAAGACACTGAAAATATCAGTTCCTGCAAAAGAGTTGCCTCTTTCTTGTCTGTGTACTTTCCCTGTACTGTCTCCATGTATTACATATTCATTCTGTCCTATATACCCACTATCTGCACAAGTAGCAGTGATACCTAATAGCTGTCCATACTCAAACTGTAATCCATTAGGTGTTTGTCTAAAACCTCCTATAACACCTTGAGTATCTGCAGCAGCGAAGAAATATCTGAACTGCGTCTTTGATCTAACAACAACTGCATTCAAACCATCTAAGTCTATATCAAAAACAACATCTGTAAATACTGATTGAATGTCTTTTGATACAGTCTCTAAGTTTACATCACCTATTTTATCTGTACCAGAAACAGGACGTAGACCATCTTGTGAAAGAAATAGTAAGTCACCACCTATTTCTATAACACTATCTGTAGCTAGACAACCAAGATTATCTGTAACAGATTCCAATACAAAGTTGGCTATATTGTTACCTACAAGCTTACGAATGTTGTTACTGCCAAAAACATACAAAGCATCACGAAATGTTTTTATGGCTACTATAGGAAAACCTACATTTATTACACCTGATCCATTAGCTGCTGTATAGTTTAGTTCATCGTAAGGTGCACTGAAAAATAAGTTTGTTTCTTGGGCAGGGTCACCTGCTAAGAACATGTGGTTTTGAAATACAGCAGAAAATTTGGGGTCTGTAGGAGCGTTACTATCAGTAACTTGTTTATATGTAGTACCATCATATGTTGATGCAGGGTTAATTCCATCTGTCAATATTATTTTTGGACTACCAAAATTATACTTTGTAAACCTTACCTTGCTAACATCTGTCATCGTAGGGTTACTTGTTCTAAATAAACCTGTACCCGATCCTACCTCAATAGCTGCTGCTGTCCCTGCACTTACAGCTATCTGCGTAATTGTGTTAAAGTATTTTGTACTACTTACTGTGGAATTGTTTGGCCCATTCACTACTTCAGTTTGTGCTGTGCCTAAATAGTCTGTACCTGTAATAGTAAAGGTTTTACCTGATTCATTACCTGTTCCGAAAAAAGTAACTAGTCTAGGTTGTTCTGATGCAGCCGTTGTAAAATTTACAGAACCGCCAGAAGCCAATGCACCATTGATTGTTAAGTTACCTGATCCTCCTGGTGTCTGTGAAGCACATACTCCATCCCTATCATTTGCAATAACATCACAGGTTATTTCCCCCCATGAAGTAGAACTGTTGATATATCTATGTAAGTAATTACTACCACTAGAAGGTTTTCTACAAGCTAAGATACCATCGTTGATACCATTAGCTACACATACACCTAGTGTACCTGTATTGTCTTGACCTGTAACTGTGCCATAATCATTGCTGTAACCATTTATCTTACGATACCCACCTGTAACAGCAGGTTCATAATTAGTTAGCTTTATAGCAGATCCAGGTTGTGTCTCACCTTGAGATAACACATCCCTACTGGTGTTTAGCCCACCCTGAGAAAAAACTTTAAAGGAAGCTAAATTTTCAGCCATTACATATTACCACTAAATGCACTTGTCCCTGATCGTTCTATTACTGTGGAGCGAACTACTAATATATCATCTACTAAAACTCTACGCATTGCTTTTATGCCATCTTCAAAATTGTTTTGATGCATTGCAGCACTTTGTTCATTGCTACGGAATCTCATCATAAACATCATAGCACCGTCTATAACTACATGTTTAAAACGGTCAGGTATAATTACTGTATCATTATAATTTGTTAATTCTGTGGGAAAACTCCAGTAGACGTACTCTATCTGGTAGGCTGCATCTGGCACAGGTGTAACACCAAACTTCTCTTCTAGTGTTTGATATACGTAAATGGGTGCGCCATCTCCATTAGTTAAATCACCTGTATCGTCTATGCTACGATGGTTTTGTATATAGTCATCATAAGAAATAGGTCTAAGCCTCATGGGAGTGTTACCTTTTGAGGTAAGCTTTTTAAGGTAAAAAGTATCCCAGTCTGTGCTAGAGTAATCATTAGGAAAACTATACTGTCTAGTACCTGCAGTAAGATCTTGTGTTTGAGTTGTTTTTAAAAAAGGCCACTCCTGACCATCTTGTACAATAAGACGTATACTGTTATTGATAGCATCTTTAGCTAAAGCTTGAACATTACGTACTGAGTCAAAGCCTTCACCATTAGCATCTAAGGTAACTTCATTTAACCTGCGTAATAATTCATTAACTAATGTAACATATGTAGCCATTTTAGTATCCCTTAGATGTACTTAAAGGGGCAAGTTTCCCTGCCCCCCTAGTTTTGTGCTTATGCAAGCAAGTCACGATCTACTTCGTCAGGAGCAGCATCGCCTTGATCACTAACATCCATCATCATAGCGTAAACACGTAGTTTACCTGCTGAGAATGTTGCACCATCACCTGCAAAAGTCAGGTCTAGTGTGTCTGCTGAAGCAAGCGTAACGTCTGCAGCAGGTGTAGCTGAAGGAGCATATGCCCCGTCTGCTGCGCCATCAATATCAAACGCTGCAACAAATTCGTCAGCATCTGCTGCACCCAATGTTACTGTTGCGTTTGTACCAGTGTTCATAGTTGCAGATTCTACAACACAAACACCTGCATGAAGTACCCTTGTATTAGCAGGTATTGTGAGACATTGAACTACGTCACCCGATGAACAGTCAATAGCCTGTGCAGTAAGATCAATAGTTTTCTGTACCATGTAAGGCGAACGCCCTCTTTGGGAATTACCGTGTGCAGGTAAAAGCAAAGATGATATAGTAGCCATAAGTTTATCCTCCCTTACGCTGCGTTATATTTAGCAGTTACGATAGCTTCTGGACGAAGTATCTTCCTGCCGTATAGATGCATACCGCGAACGATGTCACTAAATGAGTCTGGATCACGATAAGTCTCAACTTTGTTGATTTGCTCTGCAGTTGCTACTGCTGAGTCGTGACCTGCCACGATAACACCGAAGTTAGTATTTTGGTTTGCTGTCCCAGTTGTACCTGCACCTGTTCCTACCGCAGGTAGGTTTGATGATGTGTACATACGGAAGCCATGGATGTTATTCAAGACTAAACCGTTTTGCAGCCCTGCTCCACCGAAGTCAGCATTCATCATGCGTGAGTCTTCGTCTTTGAGTAGTTCTACAAACACAGGGTCAACAACGAGCCATCTGCCTCTTGTATCAACTTGCTGTTGATCTAAAAGACGCCCCATACGAGCAATAACTTGTAAGGGAGTTGCTGTTGCAGTATCAGCAGCAGTTGCACCGCCTAAACGTGGCTTCAATGGAATTGAGTGATCACCTGCAGATGATGTCGTAATGTTTCCAAAGTCACCCTTCTTAAGCTTCATAGAAGAAAGAAGTTCGTCTGTACCTGCAGTTGAAACAGCTACTGAACCATTTACTTGGTCATTAACTGTTCCTGCATTTGCGTGTAGCGCAGACTGTTTGTAACCTGCCAAATAGCCAAGGCATTCTTGGTCCATTTGATCAGCTAGTCTGTATGCTGCACGATCAGTTGCAAGTTGCATAAAATCTACGTGACTATGGGCTTCCTCAATATCGTCCATCTTAAAAGCAAAATAATTGGCTTTATCAACAGTCAACTGAAATTCTTCATCGTCAAGATCTTGTGCTTGGATTTGGGTTCCACGAGCATATGCGGATACAGAAATTTCTGGCTCCTTTATAATTTTGACCGTGTCACCTTGGTTAGCAATCTCACCAAAATAATCGTTATTGGTAATTGCGTTAGCTACGGCACTCTTGCGAAATGCAAGTTGTACCTGCTTGGAATAAATGATTGGTGAAAAGTTACCGTTTGGTAAATTCCCATAACCACTCGCTGTAGTAAAAGCCATTGTAATTCTCCTTATATAGATATGGCTATGTTAAGTTTTACACATCATATCCACGAAAGAGGCCGTTCATTTTAGGGTAGTCAGTGTTGCTAATCAGTTGGCCTACTTCATAGCTACTGGGCCTATATGTCTGGGTAGTTCTTATTGTGGCTTAGTGTTAGTCACACGATAGAGTGGTATTTAAGTCACTCTAATCATGTTAGTAGTTATACTTACGAATTTGTTATTGTCAAGTAATTATTTAGACATATCGTAAATAAACTTTCCACTACGAATAGCTTCCATGATCTCATCAGATCGTTTCTCATATTCTCTAGTGGACATCTTGTTAATCTGAGACTCACGAAGGTATGTATTACTTTCTTCAGTTTCAGGTGTATTACGTACACGAGCCTTAACAGCCTTAGCTGCATCCTTATCGCTTGTGCTACGTTTGTTTGTAGTGATACCATTGTCTGCTTTGTACAAGTCTATTACTCTTGCTACAGACTTAGCATCATCAACATTCTCATATAGTGCGTCTTGTACCCACTTAGGCTGTTCTTTAGCCCATCCATGAAACTCATCGTTAGAACGTATTTCTTGGAAGTCAGGGTGCATACTCAGTAATTCAGCTTCAGCTTTCTCACGTTTAGCATTAATACGTAACTCTTCTACTTCTTTTAAACGCTTATCAATATCTAGTGAACGCTCTTGGGCTTTCTTATCCGCTATAGCTTCTACTATTCCTGCTACATCAGGATACTTCTTAGCCCAAGTTTCTATCTCTTTGTCTGACTTAGGTAGTACAAGTTCATTCTTAGCTGCTGAGTCTAGCTGTCCTTTTAGCTTTTCTATTTCTGTCTTATGCTCTTCAGCTTTGTCTTGCATGAAACGTTGAATGTCAGCATAGCGTTGCTTAAATGTTTTCTCTTCTGCGCTTAAGTCATCGTCTGAGGTTTCTTCTTGTGCTTCAGCTTTAGGTTCTTCTTCTTGTTTGGAATCACCTTTTGCTTGAACTGGGGCGTCCTTAATAGCTTTGCTACTGGGTTCTTCTTCCTGTCCTGAGCCACCTGTGTGTTCCTCTAAGAGTTGCTTTAGCTCTTCTTCGTCACGCTGTGCACGAGCCGCATTTCTACGATGTGCTGCAGAGTCTACCATTATAGGCTTTGCTTCTTCCGTTGCTGCTGCTGTTTGTTCTACCATTTTGTTTCTCCTTATGTTGGGGCCAGTCGTAACCGGGTATCCTTATAGTTATATGGAATTATTTTATAAATCTTCTATATTATCTGCGTCTTGTGCCGCATTATTACCCTCAGTTGTTAGGTTAACTACATCTCCTTCTAGTAGTCCACTTGTGCCACCTGCTTCAACGTGGATTTCGTTGAGGCTTATTGCCCCTGAAGTCTGTAGTGCCATTATTTAGACCCTTTAAGTTTATCGACCTCTGCTTTCAATTCTTTTATAGCTTCAATCAATACAGGAATTATTTTATCATGTTTAACAGTAAGGTAGTCGTTATCGAAAGGAGCAGGAACAGCAGCATCAGGTATAACTGCCTGAACCTCCTGTGCAATAACACCTGTTTCATGCTTCATTGCAGGTAAGAATCCTTTTTCTTCACAGTCATCTTTCCAGTCAAAAGTGACACCACGCAATTGAGTTACTTTGTCTAAAGCATCTGGAATTGTTTCAACATTTTCTTTTAGACGTTTATCAGAAGCATAAGCCGTAATGTTTCCTCTGAATTCCCAGTCGTTACTAGTAACATAGTTTCTAGCTGTCCATTCAAAAGTGTTGTTGTTGTTTCTAAATAATGCTATGTAGTCATTACCTGCGCCAGTTGAAGTTGGACTGTTATCTCCATTATACTCAATACCGCCACCATAGGCTGTTGATTGTCCTACAAAACAACGGCCTGTTCCCTGACTTGCACCATACAGTCTAATTTGTGACATTCCATCATCATTAGATATAATATCAAGAGTTGTGTTTGTTCCGTTATCTATATCTAAATCGCCTGAAAGCGTACCACCACTTGTAGAAAGTTTACCATTTAACTGAGTTTGAATATTGCTTGTTACACCATCAACGTAATTAAGTTCTGCAGTAGTAGCTGTAACTCCATCTATAATATTTAGTTCTGCTGCAGTTGCAGTTACGCCATCAAGGATGTTAAGTTCTGCAGTAGTTGCTGTAACGCCATCCATAATATTTAACTCAGCAGCAGTTGCAGTAATACTTAAATCACTGAGACTTGAAACTGTGCCTTTTGCATTTAATTGAGTTTGAATATTGCTTGTTACACCATCTACATAATTAAGTTCTGCAGTAGTAGCAGTTACACCATCTAAAATATTTAACTCAGCAGTTGTTGACGTAACACCATCAAGGATGTTAAGCTCTGATGCAGTTGCTGTTACACCATCAAGAATATTAAGTTCTGCTGTAGTAGCTGTTACACCATCAAGAATATTAAGTTCTGCTGCAGTTGAAGTAACTGCTGTACCATTTATATTAAAGCTAGTTCCCTGTATTGCTCCTGTAACATTAATAGGATGTGAAAAATCAAACTCATCATTTGTAGCATCCCATAAAATTGTAGCATCAGTTGTAGCATCTACAGCATCTTGTATTGTAATACCTGCTCCATTTGCTGACCCGCTTGTGTCCCCTGAACCAAAATTTAAAGTGATATTTTTATCTTCAACATCAAGAGTTGCTGTGTTTAAAGTTGTTGTAGTTCCACTAACTGTTAAATTACCGCTT